TCAATACTCACTCCTTCATACTCTTCATCTATAACTGTGAACTCATCTAGAAAATTTTCTGAAAAATTAAATTTATTTGTAATCATAGTCCGTGCTGTAGACAATAATCTACATAAATTTTTTCTCTATGCCATTCGTCGGTAAAATCGCCCTTATCAGCAAACTCGTGGAAGCAAGGTGTTCCTAGGGTATAGTGAACTAATTTTGCTGAAGGATTCCATTCGTATTCGATGTCTAACCAATTCCACTCTGCTGGCAATTCACCGACTAGCTCAGAGTCTAACCAAGTGAATCTATGTACCTGTGCTCCTGTGGCATTTTGTATAAACTCCGGAGTAACCACAGCATTGGCAGGGTGTCCACAGTTCCAAAGAATCACGCTTGACCAATTTTTACAGGGGTAATCTTCATTTTTAGAACCAAGATATTTTTCAGTCATCTTAGTTTTATAGTTGTGCTTGACAACCATAACTGCTTTTGACTCGTCTCGTAATGCCCACAGCTTTTCGATATCGTCTCGCAACAACATGTCACCGTCCATGAATATTGCCCAACCTTTGTACTCCATGAGATGAGGAACAAGGAAACGACTATAGATAAAATGATTACTACCGTCGGTATGTTTCTCTTCGTAGTCTTTTAATATATTCAATGCCAATGGATTAATACTCACTGGATGACTAGAATGTCTAATGATACTATTTGTGCATACATGATATGCTATGGCTTCCCGGGGGTCGTACCCGATAAAAATTGGAATCATTTTCTTTCTATATCCTCTTCGACGCATTGTTCACCGTACTGTATCTCTACGATTTTTAATGGGTGTTCGTAGGGATTAGTAAGTTGATGCCATTCTTGATTGACGATGTGTAATTGATCGTGTTTGTTTAGTTCTGCAGGCGGCAGTTCAAAATCCAACGGAGTTGCTCTATTAACAATGGCTTGCCCTTCACTAACAATCCAATATTCAGCACGGTGATTATGTCGTTGCATGCTTAGACTTTTGCCGGGATCAACTGTTAACTCTTTGACTTTCATTCCAGGTACTTCATGTAATACACGATAATAGCCCCATTGACGCTCTGTCCTAGGAGCCTTCCATTCTTCTAAGATCCATGAACTAGAATTAGCCTTATTAAATCCGCCAACTCCGAAATGAAATTCTAGATTGCGATCCTCAAACTCCATTTCCGGAATGTTGGCATCTGTGCGGTCTCCGCCGTTGGCAAATATAATTTTATGATCGGGCCATGTCTGTCTGGCTAATTTTATTGCCTGTTTGGCGCTACCGTCATCATCATTGAATTCTAAAACAAAATCTACATCTTTGATATTTTTAACGATAGTCATTCGTTCATGCCAAGGCATAAATGCTCTGCCTTTTTTACGAACCAACCACGCATCAGAATTGATACCTACTACTAGAATATCTCCTAGTTGTTTTGCTGATCGGAAGTAGGCGATGTGCCCGGAATGTAAAGGATCAAATCCTCCAGTGACAAGTACAATAGTTTTCATGCAGATATTTATCTGCGTAGTTTATTCTTGGATTTTTCTGTGTTTTTTGTTGATATCTTCGACACGACTCAATAATTCAAGTTCCACGCCCAAATCTAACCCTTCCATTTGAATAGCTGCTATATCTTTAGGAAAGCATGCACCGCCCCAGCCGTATTGACCATCTGGACCCGGAACTTCCATGTGTGTTGTTCCAATACGATCATCGTGTTTTGCTAGATATGCTAAATCTTTAATGTCAACACCTTCTGCATCGGCAATTTTTTTAAAGTCGTTCATAAAGGTCACTTTAGCAGCAAGATAACTATTCATCATGTACTTGTATAGTGATGCAGTTTCGATAGGAACAATAATATGTTTGTCGTGGGTCAATGCTCGACCAAAACACAATACATTTCTTGCTTTAATTGCCCAATCATAATTGCCGCCGATAACACAATAATCTGCATTGGCATAATCTGCATTGGCATTTGCCTGTGTCAAAAACTCCGGCACATGTACGAGATTTGGATATTCTTGTTGCAGTCGTTTATACGTACTAGGGGATGCTGTTGATTTACTAATTAATATAACATCGGGATTTTGAATTGTTACAAATAACAATTCTTTTAATACCTGCTCAAGGATAGCTGTGTTGCAGTGGCCGTCTTCTGTACTTGGGCTAGGTACACAAATAAAGATAGCATCTCGATCTACAAATTTATCCAAACTTGCAGAGTCTTGCAACTTTGGATCTCTAATAACGAGATCTGTATTTCTGTACGCCCAACCTATTGCACCACCTAAAAATCCAAAACCAACAATACCTATTTTCATAGAGTAGCGTCTTCTAGTCCCGCAGTTCTAAGTTTAACAATATTACTCAACTGCCATTGTTTAATATCTAAGGCCTTGATAATGCCCAACCATTTGTTACGTAACAGAGCAAAATCATTTATGATCTTTTCAAAGTCTACAACGTCAGCTTCACCTTCCACGAACTTTTCACAGTCCCTAGAACTGAGCTGACGTTGGTAGTTTTCAAGATACTTACGAAAATGTTGACTACGCAGTCTTCGAAGTTCGATATTGAGATATTCTAGGATACCTTCAATTTCTTGCAATTGATTGAATCGAGTTTCTACGATGCCAGGCATCTGCGCAGAGGCTTTCTCGATGCTTCCCGTTACACGGACATCTTGTTTTGCTGAAAGTAATTCAGCTTCATAATAGGCCACGGCATCGGGAATATTCGAAATATCCTTGGAAACTCGATCATACCAATTCATTTATTCCTCGTCGTCTTCGTGTTCTTCTTCGATTTCCTCACCATCGATTGCATACTCGATGGCATCGTCTAGATAGGGATCTACTCCTTGCAGTGACTCTAACACAGAGTCTTTGATGCCGTGGTCTAACAGTGTGTTAACAAAATCAGCGGCAACATCAGCTCGTTGTTTCTCTGGGATATGACCAATCACTACATTCCATATATCGGCGATTAAATCTTCTTTCATTCGGCTTCCTCCAAGTCTGGTTCAACTGTAGTAGTTATCTCTGAAGCGGAAATTTCGCCATGTTTTGAAATGTCTTCCATGGCAATGTCTAGTCCATTTTTCTCATTGCGTTCCCACGCCTTGCGAAACTGTTTGATGATCTCACCGTCTTTGGTAGTGTATACAAGGCTGTTACCTTCTTTCTTGAGCATGCCTTTGGCTTCGAACAGGTCGACTAATCCACTATATGGACTCATACCTGTTTCATAGGGAATCTCAACCTGCACACTTTCAAAGGGTTTGGCATAACGTGTTTTCATAATCTTACAAGCGGCACGAATACCTTGTACAGTTGTAGTCTTGTTGCCGTCTGCATCAAGTTTTAACTTCAGCTTACGCATAGCAACAACGATTGAACTAGCGTAGATAAAGCCTTGACCACCCGAAATTTTGTCATCTGGATCGAACATGTCTTGACTTGCATATGTATGATTGGTACATACCATACCAATATTATAGGCGCCAAACATATTAACACAATTACGAACCAGTGCTGTTAGTGCTTTAGGCTTACGACCCATGTCACCTTTCATATCCCCAGCCTGGAACTGGTTAACATCAGTGGGGGTCAGTAACATACCTAAAGAATCTATGATAAACAAGATCTTAGGACGATCTGCTTCATCCATGGTTTTGTATTCTGCAATGAACTCTGTGATGGTCTTTGCCACATCGTCGATCATGGCCATGTTAAGTTTCAACAACTTGTCTGGACTTGTATCTACACCTAGTGCGTGTAACCATTTTTCGTCAAGTGCATTTTCTGTATCAATCAAGATAGGGTAGATGCCTTGTGCTTGTGCGTTCTTAACTAGGTTACCCGAACAGATAAATGATTTACCAGCACCGCTCTCACCCGCAAATACTGTGACTTTGCCCAATGGAATACCGCGATCAAAATATCCGCTGATAAGATAGTTTAATGCGTAATTGTTTGTACTAACCCAGTCAGTTGGATCGTTGAAGCCAATACTTAAACCGTCAATAGATTTAGTAATTGACTTTCTAAATTTAGAAATATCAAATGCTTTTGCCATTATTCACCCTTTGGTAGTTTCTTTGGACTCACAACAATGTCAGTACGACCGATTGCTATAAGCCAAGTGTTTAGTCTATTAATTATAACAGAATCATCCTTGGGGTTGTCAAATCTAACATCAATGTCTGCTACTGTGTCACCTGTTTGATCTTCTCTGCTATTAAAACTCAGAGAGAAGTTCTCATTAATTTTTTGTATTCTTGCCATATTATTATCCTGTGATGAGAAGAACCCGGGCGTAAGAACTACGTCTTAGAGGCCCGAGCCGTGTTAATTACTGCTTTTGACGATTACGAATCATGGCAAGAATGTCTTGCGCACGACTAGCACCTTCTGCGGTTGCTGCTGGTGCTGCTGCTGGTGTTGCAACAGGAGCGGCCTTTGGAGCCGGAGCATCATCTGCATCTTCGTCGACCACAGGTGCGCGAACTGATGCTTTGTTAGGATCACCAGTGGCCTGACCCATACCTGCAGGTTTGAAATACTGACCCCAACGATCCATGTCATAGGCTTCGCCGTCTACTGATGCTTCAAACATTTCTTTCATTACTTTGAGCTCAACATCTGTGGGCTTCTTAGGAAGAAAGCCACTAAGATCAAACAGTCCATGACTGTCAATGGCTGCTTTTTCCACATCACTCAAAGCACGTTCACGTCTGCTCCACTTAGATGTAGAGTAGTCTGCGAATCCGCCTTTAGATGTTTTAGCAATACGGAAGTCTAGACCTTTCAGGAAGTCTGTTGGCAATTCATCTAGTTCTGGATCCATCAATGCTGAACGGATGATGTTATAGATTTGAGGACCAATGATAAATCTACGAATAGGATTTTCTGGAATCTTATCTTCCTTGATAGGATCTTCAACTACGAAACCTTGGAAAATATATGAACGCTTCTTCCAATACTTACGACCCATTTCTTCAAGACTTTTGTCTTTGAACCAACCACGTACTTCTGCTAGGATTGGACAAGCTGTTCCATCATTGTACATTTCCACACAGGGAACCTGTACCTGTACTGGGCGTGAATCAGTTTCACCTTTGATACCAGCGAATGGCAGTTTGATCATTGCACGTTCTACCCAGAAAAAGGTGTTGTTGGGATTGCCATCAGGTAGCAAACGGATAACCGCTTCCTTGCCTTCTTGCATATTCCAGTGTGGGTAAATTGCGTTGTCTCCACCGCCGGTGGATTGTCCTGTGGACTTTGATTGTGCTTCTTGAAGTTTAGCACGAATTTCTGATAATGTAGCCATTTTAAATGCCTCCTTGTGTTATGCCTAAAATGTTTATATGCCTTATGCACATGTTTTATTATGCGCTTTTTATTTATCAAGGTCAATGATTATCTGCGTATTTTTTGATATTGTTTTGCCAAAAGAAAAAGTGGGTCAAGCCCACTTTTCCTTATACTTAGCCAGTGCCAATTGTCTAGCTTGCCATAATCTAAACTTTACATATTCTGATAGTTCGTCGTCTTCAACTAGTTTACCAAAAGTATGTGATCTTAGATTGCGGCCAAATGTAATTTCGTCGTCAACGACAAAACTATCACTGTCTTCTAGATCTCGATTACTTAGCGGCTGGCTTTGCGTCTGCTTTAGGTGCGTCTTTCTTAGCAGGCTCACTTTTTGCAGGCTTTTTCTCGTCTTTCTTAACTTCTGCCTTAGCTGGTGCACTTGCTGTAGCGGCTGGTGTTGCTGGCTTGGCTTCTTCTTTCTTAGCAGGTGCTTGTGCAAATGCTGATACTGCGAACAATGATGCTACTAGGATTGCGATTGATTTCATTTTAAAGTTTCCTTTAGTTAAAATACTCAGATAGAATTATCTGCGTATACATATATAACGCTCTAGAGACACATTTTGTTGACAGACAATTTAGCCAAAAGAAAGGGCACCGAAGTGCCCAATCTAACTGCGACGAAACTTTAATAGCCTGCTAATTCTCTAATACGAGCAAGTTCTGCAATCTGTGGATCTTGTTGTTGTGGAGCCATACGCTCAACCATTTTGCGAGCAACCATTTCTGCTTGTTCGCCAAACTTCTTGCCTACCATAATAACGACGCCTTCTGGACCTTTGGGGAATGTGCCTGAATCACGATCATAAAAACTATGAATAAATTCTGCTAATTCTTGTACGTTCATTTTGGACTGCATGCCTCGCTGTGCTAGTGCTCTAGCACTATCTTGGCCTGTACGATTTGGATTGTTGGGCTTTTTAAAATTTGACTTTTCATCATCATCGGTATCCCATGGAGGAGAATTGCCATCATCTTTTTTAGGGTCAGCTTCATCCATGCCCAGTTCTTTTTTTCTACGTGCTAGACCTGCGGAACTAGTAGGTGATTTGGTTCTTTCATCTTCTAGATCTTTCATAGTCAGCGGATCTTCACCTTTCTGTTTGCGTAGATACGCAGGGACATCACTTTTATTTGGACCGTCAGCCTGCATAGATTCCTGTGGTACTGGTTCTTCGGCCGGTACCTCTGCTGCTGCTGGATCAACTGCTACTGGTTCTTCTTCCGGGGCAGTTTGGTCACCTCCTTGGGCTGCTTCCGGCTCTGTTACCATATCACCAAAGTCTAATTGTTCTAATGCTTCTGGAGCATTTAATTCTAACCATGCCTGTATCTGTGGCCGCATGTCAGCGTCTGCATCTTCTGTGGCCTGTGCTTTGATGCGTTTGTATAGTTCTGGATCTTCTATAATGCCTTTGAGACTTTCTATAGCATTCGTGCCATCTACTCCTGCTGGAAAAGGTTGGCTGACCAATTCCTGTAGTCCCTGTACTGCTGTTGCCTGTTCATCTGGATCTTCTGAGGTAATAGCAGATGCTTCTCCAAGACCCATAACCCATGATTCGAATTGATCAAATGGATCGTATGCATCTTCACTTACTTCAAGATCTTCGTTGGCTATTTCTTCTTGTGTCATTGCGACTATGTCGTCGTAGCCTATGGTGTTTCCTTCTTTCATCAGTCTGTACAACACAGGAAACACTGATGCTATGTCTTCTTTGAATGATTTTACAGTGAATTTTTCTTTGAAATCTTCTACCACATCCTGTGGAATTTCTTCACTGTCATAGGCCTGAAAGTTTTCTTTATATGCTTCATAATGGCTCTGCTTGCTCAGCGCCTTGATCTGCTCACGCAATTGATTTAGATATGTGGTTGATCTTTCCACAACTGAATTAGTGTCCGAGTTCATTAGATCGTTGCGTACCACATAGTTGCCGAAACTCTTTAACTGTGCGATCTCTTCGCTCATGCCAATGATGCTTTTGCCTAGATCATCATAAGGAACACCGCCGTTGGCCACATGTCGCTGCATGGCTCTTGCGCCTGCTAGATGAATGAACGGATATTTAAATCTCTCACCGTCTTGATTTTCCACGAACAAGGCACCTATGTGGCGTGTTCTTGCACCGGGTTGATTTTCATCCATGACCGCTTGGTTGTGTTTGATAATCAATCTAGTATCCATTAATTTTTGGTAGCTCATGGTTCTGCTGCCATACATGTTGCTTTCTGCCATCATACTTTCTCCGACTGGTTTTTGTATAGTGTTCTGCTTGGTCTGCTTGGGCTGTGAGTTCTGCACTAGAAATTCGTAGTCCCTGCGATCCAGATTGTCTTTGGCAATGTCTCTGGTATCGAAACTCAGCAGTCTGCGTTTAGCGAACTGGCGCAGTTCTTTGAGAAACCCGTACCAATTTACCTTTTGTTTTTCATCCATGCCTTCAGAAATACCATGACTGAAATATACCTTCATTGAGTTGGGTTCTGCTAGACTGATACTGACATGCCCTATGGGGGTTTTTCCTTCCATGTAGTCAAAATCAAAGAAGCGGGCTTCTTCGGGATTGATGGTGATTTCCCCGGTTTCCGCGCCTAGTTTAAGGCCAGAAAAACGGCTGCGTATCTTGTAGAATAAATCTGTTGCTATGTTATTTCTTGCGTCCATAAGTATATTTATCAAAGGCCCATGCTAACAAAGATTGGCATAGGCATGCTTTCTTCTGAGACTTTTTCAGTCATTTTATCGTAGATCTGCGGATCCCAATCAGCCAACACATCGGCCATGCGTATGATTAACAGTGTGCTGGACACGAGATCGTCGTGTTCACCGCTTTTGGCCTTGAAACCCAACCCAGTGGCCACAAAGGTCTTGAGTTCACTAATCAACGGTTTTGATTTCAGACTCATTTTATTAGTTTCAATGAGATTTTTCAACTGGCTGCAGGCAGTGATCTTTGAACGGTGTGTGGTGTTGAATCCTTTACGGAACTTGCGTATATGGCCTTTGCGTATAGGTTCACTGAGAAACAGTCCATGAAAGTTTTCTTCGCCTATGTCATTGATCACTATCAACGCAGCTTCACCGAGGCTGTTGTTTTCCACGGAATAATAGATCTGTGGAACGCCGCCTTGTTCTTCTCCGCGATCGTGTATGTATCTCAGGATTTCTCTCATGTGTTTGACCTGCTGCTGCACTGGAGTTTGATTGTGATGCCATTCTGCTACCTGAGTCATTGTAGGCATTTCGTAGACCTGTATGGCACCATAATCTCCACCGGTACCTAGGCTGGGATCTAGAGCCACTAGATAAGTGGCCTTGTAGTCTACGTCCTTGTACCAGCGTGTTTGCCCCATGGTCATTACAGGATCTGAGCCTGCGAGCTCAACCAGTTTCACAGAGTTGATCAGGGTTTCATCAAAGATCAAGAATTCACATTCAAACTCACGGCGGAAACGTTCTTCACCAATTTTAGATCTTTCTTGGTTGGCCCAAGCATCATCTCGATCCGGATGCTCTGACCAATGAGCTGTATATGAAGCAAATCCGTTTTGTCCTACATCGGCTTCGTTGCCAAATTCATCGAACTTTTTATTGGCCTCAGCCCATATCAGCGCAAACTGATCTTCGTCTGAGTTAGGTGTTGATGTGATTATACACTTACCACCAGTGGCCAGTGTAGGGCTCAATGCAGTCCAGAACTCTTTGGCTTTTTCAGGTGGCTGCACAAAAGCAAACTCATCACAGTATATTAGAGAAAGAGATTTACCACGACCTGTGTTTTCTGTAGTAGTAGTGGCCTGTATTCTAGCGCCGTTGTCATACTCAATGGTATTTCTGTTATATGAATACACACCTGCCCGTATGAAATCCGGTAGATTTTCGTAGCCAAATCGATATCTATCCATGATGTCTTTGGCACCTTCATACTTGTGGGCAGCTATCAACACCTGGCAGTCCGGTATGAACATAGTGTACCAAAGCAGATAGCCGGTAGCACAGGTGGTCTTGCCCATCTGACGAGGCAGCATGGCTATACACTGTCTATTGGTGTGTATGCTTTTTATCAGCCTTTCTTGATATTCGTAGGGCTCAAAATTAATAGCGCCACGAGTTGGATGCTGTATCTTTAAAAAATTGGTACAGAAATACAAAGGTCCTGTAACAGGATCCAGGCAGGCTTCGAGATGCTTGACCTCTTCCATTGTGTATTTGGTCTGAGCGTGAGCCTTCTTGATCAGTACGCCGTCTAGTGATTTTCCCATATGTTTATTTAATGAAAAAAATAGGCTCCGGAGAGCCTATTTGGTTTGTTAGACTAGATCAACTATCGATTGTTTCTGCTGCATCAACTAGGGTTACAGCTACGTCTTTATAAATGTCTGCAAGTGTATCGGGTAATGTAACAGTCAACGATTCTTGTATCTCAGCACCTTGTGTGCCATCAAACACTCTCATGCTTTTAACATGATTGGTTCTTCCAATAGCCTGACCAATTTGATAGCGCAGAGCTTTGGCTGTTGTATCAACAGTGATCGTACCGTCTGTGGTAGCTGTAAATTGGAATGGTGTTCCGATTTCTGCTCGTGTACCGCCTAGCACACCGTCTGACGTTCCTGCACCTGCTGCACCTGCACGATCGTATCTCACAGTAAATGTTACTGCTGTTGCCTGGTTGTCTGCCACCGTTGCACCAGCACTGGTAAACTGCACGTCTTGAATCTGTGCATCAGCATATTTTTGTAGATTTTCAATAATGGCCAAGAAACGTTGATGAGCTCTAGCCACACGACGACCAAGTGCTAGTGTAGTTGGCTTGGTTGCAAATGCACTGTGATCTTGTGGACATACGGCACCATTGTCATTGCCGTCTGCTGTAGGATATGTTCCTGCCCCACCAGTTAGTGTAATCACAACCTGATAAAATTCTGGTCTTAATGACTCAGTTGAAATTTTAAATCCTGACATTATTTCGCTCCTTTAGCTTCTGCCAAACGTTGCATGAGTTCTGCACGTATACCAGCACGTAGTTGTTCTTTGCTTTCATAGGCGCCAGCTGCCATAGGGTTATCACCGCGATATGGTTTGCCGCTGAAGCTCTTCTTTGGTCTGTTTAGATCATCACCTTTGTTCATCACATCAGCAATGGTCTTGTAGTCTGGCTCAGAATCGGCTACACTGTTGCCGAACGCTTCGTCTTTGTCTTTTTTCTCTGCGTCATGATCATCCATGTCGTGGTCGTCATCGTTATCACGGTCTAGGGTTTTGATCAAGGGTTTTTCGTCTGCGTGATCTTTTTCATGTGCATCTAGATCTCCGCTGTCATCATAATCGCTGTCCATTTCTCCACCTGGCATGTCATCGTTGTCTGCGTCTAGATCAGGCAACATTTTTAACGGACCTTTGTCTAGATCCCCAAGGCCACCTAGTGGAGGCATACCCATAGGTTTGTCCATGGGCTCAATACTAATACTCGGTGGCATCATTGTGGGCATCGCTGGCTTGTCCATACTTGGATTCACCTTGGTGACAAGTTTCATCAATGACTCGATGTTATCCATGCCTTGAGCATTTAGATTGATGCTCATTGTAGGTGGCGGTGTGTCTGGCTTTGGTGGTGTCATACCCATTGGCGAAGACATAGGCGGTGCCATTGGTGAATCCATGCCACAACCTCCTTCATTGGTAGGTTGATCTAGTTCACGCATGCGTGCCATTAATTGATTGAAATCCATGTATTAACTCCCTAAGGCGCTTCGAGCACCTGCTTTGTCTTGTTTGCCCTTGGGCAGTTTATATTCTACGTTGATGCCATCTTTCTTGCGATCCTTGGCAGCTTTGTTCAAATCTTTTAAGAAACTCTTATTGAAATCATCACCAAAATAGTCTTTGTGTTTGATTTTTCCTGTGCCTTTTTCCATGTCTTGTTCATCTAACAGTGCATCTCCTGTAGGCTCATTGTCCATGATCAGTTGATCTATTTCTGTAGGTTCACCGCTGCCACGTACACGAACACAGTCTTCGTTGACACCAGTCCCTTTGATCATATCAGCGATTTCCGGAGGAGTTACTGGATATTCTGTAACCACTTCGAATACAGTGACTTCCATGTTGGCCTTGCCTGGAAAATCTAAAGGAAACTTTTGTATGGGCGTTGTACTCATCTTTTCAAAGGTCACCACCTTGCAGCGTTCTAGTTTGGTCTTGAGACTTTCCTGAAAATTCTCAGGAATTTCGCCAGCAACTTTGACCTTGAAGCTGTAGATTTTTTTGTTTTCA